ATAACTGGAATAAAGCAGTACAAATTGCGGTAAAAGGAGTAGGCAAAGAAGAACATTGTTTTCAACTGCCGCCTGACACTCGTGTACTTGTTCCAACTGGTTTAATCTTTGATATACCAGAAAAACATGTAATGAAAATGTTTATCAGATCAAGCGTTGCTTTGAAAAAAGGTTTAAGCTTGGCAAATGGAACTGGGATTATTGATTCAGATTACGTAGACCCAACATACATTATGTTATTGAACGAGACAGATAGTTTAGTATCAATTACAAGTGGTGAACGTTTAGTTCAATGTATTGTTGAAAAAGTAAATAAGATTAAGTTAACCGAAACCAAAACAGCGCCAGAGCAAAAGACCGATAGAGACGGAGGGTTTGGAAGCACTGGAGAATAGGACATGATATGTTTAAATATCTAATACCACTAGCTCTGCTTGCCACCCCGTTAGTAGCTCAAGAACAACCATTTAATCAACCCTTTATGGCATCACAACCATGTGGCGACTTTTTAACTGTTGCACAAGTTGTTAGAGAGAAAAACGAAGAAATGTTATTTAAAGGTGATATGGTTCAGCGCCACATAAGCGGCCAAATTGTACCTAATAAGATGGTATTCACTACTAACCAAGACACAGGAACATGGTCCTTATTGGCTCTTTTTCCAGGAAATATCGCTTGTCTTGTAGCAAATGGTACAGAATTTGAACCATATATTGATTAAATGTTAATTAACTATTGACATTTAAATAAAAAGTATTATATATAGATATAGGAATGCCATAATGGGTTCCTTACATTAAACTCGCTATAATAGGAGAACTAAAATGAACACACGTACATTCAACACAAATATGCTTAATGATCCATTCTTTATCGGCTTTGACCGAATGTTAGATAGAATGACTTCAACAACGCTACCAACCACAGCCCCAAAATATCCACCTTATAATGTTGTCAAACTAGACGACGATCGCTACGAACTTCAGTTAGCTATCGCTGGTTTTGATTACGATGATTTGGATATTTCACGGAAGTTAGGTGTATTGACTATTGCTGGTAATAAAGATACTGATGATGATAAAAACTATCTTCATAAAGGTATTTCAGCACGAAGCTTCAAAAGAGAATTTACATTAATGGATACTATTGAAATCCATGGAGCTGATTTGAATGCCGGTATTTTAACCGTACATTTAGAAAATGTTATCCCAGAAGAAAAGAAGCCACAAAAGATTGAAATCAATCGCGGTGAGCAAGAGTTCCTTAAAGGATAAACATGCAGGAGGGTGAAAGCCCCTCCACTTTTCTATTGACATACATATAAATATAGTATATAATAGAATCATAACACAACGTATAATAGGAAAATAATATGAGAGATTTCGTAGTTAGCAGCTGGAATGTAGTAATGGATTCCAGCCATAATCCCCTTAGTAATATTACTAATTTAGCAGTTCGCCATATGGTCATGCAAGTATTAGCATGGATGTGGTGTATCGTATTTGGTATTATTGTAGGTAGTATGTGGGCAGGTATTTTTAGTATGGTACTCCACGCAATTCTACTTGGTGCAGTTTTTATTACTGTAGCAACATTTGAAACAGCTAAGCGTTCACCACAAATATTTGGTAACTATAGCGGTCGTGCAAACGGAGGAGAGCATGAATAAAATTCAAACGGCACTTAAAGGATATATGGATCAAATCCAAGAATTGATGGAAAGCCATCCACGTGCTCACCTTGAAGAAAATAGTAATATTCATTATTTAATGTCAAAGGCATCAGTATACTTTGCTCACATGGATGATGAAAACAGAGACTATTATCAATTTGTTCAAACAGCAATAGAAGATGAACTGGAGTGGAACGTATGAGTAACCCAAATGAACCATATCACAATAAAGGCGTAGGCCTTGCATTTGCAATTATAGCCTTTACGATGATTGGATTACCAATTATTATCGGAACATCAATGGGTTGGTTTGACCTGTTCGGTATACTAGGATTATGAGTAATTAGTTCAAACTATATGGTAAGCCAAAGCTACTATGAGGTGTATACGAACCACTGTTTGTATTAAGTACGTTTACATCATTCTTAGTAACAGCTCCACCTACGGGTGCCATGATTGTTGAACTATTATTTGGCGCATGAATAACTGTGGAACCATTAGTACTGCGCATGTATTGTTCTATTGTTTCAAAGAACTTATCCTGACCACGTTGAACTTCTATTAGAGAATTAAGTAATACACTTTTTTGCTCAGAAGTTCCATTTGTCATAACTTCATACATGGCACGACCGCCTGTACCATACGCAGCTGTTTCCATATTTCTTTGATTATTGCGAGCTATATTAGCAACTCTTACACTTTGGTACATTGCTTGAGTTGCAGACATGTTGTTTCTAGCTTCTTTTAAACTATGAAGTCTTTTAGTTAATCCGACTGCGTGAGCGCTCTGGAATGCATCAACTGGCCTTCCCCATGGCCCATATGATGCAGCGTTAAGTTGTGCTTCAGCTTTAGCAATTTCTTGGTTTAACATTTCCATCGATTGTTTCTCTGTTATCGTTTTACCACTAGCCCAGTCATAAATGTATCCTGCTACTAACGAACCTGCCATTGATCCTGCTACACCACCAATAATTGAACCAATTAATATTCCAAATGGCCCTCCAAAGAAACCAACAAGTCCACCTATAGCACCGCCTAACATACCGCCTATAGTTGCGCCAAACCCATCTATGATTAGTTGTTTTCTAAATTCTCTACCCGCTTCTCCTGGAGGTGCTGAAATCCATAGCTTGTATAATTTTTCCATTTCATACGCACCCCAAATAAAACCAACAGCTCCTGCACCTTTTACAAAGCGATTAAACCACTTTAATTGGCCCATTTGTCTTAATGATTCATCCATTTGAGCCTGACTCAAAAAAGCACCAGGATGTCCTTTTCCTGGCCCATTTTTCACATTTCTGCCTTGAGCATTTCCATTTTTATTATCACCCGTATAGGTATTTATTTTTTCATTTATTCTTTTGTTTTGCAAGAAGTTATTGGTTTCATAACTACCAAATGCTCTTGGTGGTGTATACATATTATTTCCTAGAGGTTTAATGCCTTTTGTATTAGTATCTACCTCTGGTTGATTTTGATTTATATCGACTTCTACGGCATTTTTATCTATGTCAGCATTTTTATCAATGTCGGCACCTGCATCTTGCATTAACTTTAATCTGTCTGCTTCATCAATTCTCAATTGGCGGTTTGTTTTTACTGTTTTTTGAGTTTTATTCCTGTATTTTGTATCTCCAGGACCTCTTCTGGATTTACCTACCATTTTTACGATACGTTTAATACCAAAGAAACCACCGATTGCGTACAAGGCGGTCATTATATCGTCGAACATACCCATTACGTTGTCCATGTTTTCTTCAAAATTTAAAGCTATCCTAGATACATTATCCGCCATATTTTTCAGAGTGTTAGGTAAGTCGTTAAATGCAAACTGTTTAAGAACACTTTCAATACTTTCAAACATACCATCATATTTTGGACCTAGAAACCCTTTCATAAAATTGTATCCAACAAATGCGCCAAGACCGCCCTTTAAAAGAGTGCCAATAGTACCTATCAAACCACCTTTAAATACTTTTCCAACCATATCACCAATACCGGATGCAGCAGTTTTAAAACCAGACTTCATCTGACCAACCAATTCTTTACTAGATACTGAAGCGCTTTTTTCTCTTTTTAAATCAGCAAAATCTCTGTCAGCACGTTCTCGTTCTAAACGTTCGTCAGCTCCTTTGTCTGCGGTTTGTAGCATTTGGTTTTGAGCTCTGATATTTGCGTTTATAGATACAAAGGCATCAGCAAACTTGTCAAGTCTTACGTGTACCTCTCTGTTTGTATCTTCGTTAGAACTTCTCATCAGCTCTGCGTTTTGTTCGAGCTGAGAAATTATAGCCTTTGTATCTTCTGAAACCGCCATTTAATTACTACCTTTGTTCGTTCTGTTTTTGTATAAAGTTAATTAACATGCCAAAATATAAATCTCTTTCATATGGTATCATACCTTCAATTTCATCTATAGAATATTTATGGTGCTGAGCCAAAGTGAATACCGTTTGGTAATAATCCGCCAAAGTCGTGTGACTCAGCATTAGATAAAAAAAGAGTTCATACCCTCCACTGCAAATGTTTTGTCAACCCCGTCTTTGTTCGTATATTTTAGAGTATGCCTTAGCTTTGGCATTGTTTCAAAAAAGCTTTGTATTCCTTGAACAATATCAGAAGAAATACCTTCCATAAAATCATCAACTTCTTTTGCTGAATAATTTTTAAATTCGTGAACTTCATCGTCAGATGCCACTTTATCTAAACACGCTGTTAAAATAAAGTAATTCAATAAAGGATCTTCTGGATCTCTGTCTCTAATTTTAATGTATTCGTCAATAGTAGGATACTTTAAAAATAAACTAAATTCTTCGTTAATCTTAACTTTGTTTGTGTGCGCTTCGTCTATTTCTAAACTTACCGTGCTTAAATCCATCGTGAGTTCAATTGTTTCTTCCGTGTCAGGATCTTGTAATCCAAATTTGGTTTCGTTACTAACTGATTTAGACCTTAAGTTTAAAATAAGAAATTCTAAATCAAACATCGCCAACGTAGCTACATCAACATCAAATAAACAATTGTTTACTACTTGTTTTGCTGCCAATAATTCTTGCATTGGATCATCAGCTTCTTGTGCAACTAACAAAACCTTTTCTTCTTTTACCGTAAATGGTCTATACTTTATAGTTTCACCGGTTGATGGCAATGTAAGCTCATAAATCGGTAAATCAATTTTTGGTAAACCCATAATCTAATTCTCCTTAAATACCGCCAAGGCGGTTTGTTATATTATCAAAGTTATTCGTAATTCGCGTAAATCTGTCTACGCTGTCCTGTATTGATCTAGGTACAATATTTTGACCAATCAACTGGCCAAAGTCTCCGACTGATTCAATAAGACCAAGTAAACCATTGCCTCTATTAAATCTGCCTGATGTAATTCCTTGGCGTTCACCTGAAAATTCAATTCTGTCATATTGAAAACTTATAGGCAATGTACTATAACTATCATTTGACTCCCAAGCTAAATCAACGTCTCCTAGTAACCCAGGGAATGCACCATCTAATATTGTTTCATAATACTTACCTGTTTTTAGGAAATCATTTGAAAATGACTTAATCGTTAAACGACAACCATAATCGCTTTTATATCCAATTTCAAATGGTAATGAACCATTGACTTCAGAGTAATTTCCGCCTGAAGTTGAATAGTTGACTACACGTTGCATCCATGAATGGAAAAATGTTAACACTTGATGGTTTGAGTCTAACATAAAAATAGCTTGAACAGGTTCTGGGTTCATTGAAGTTGGATACATTCTACGTTGCTGTGCAACAGCTTCATAAGATGTTAATGCTACACTTAACCCAGGAATTGCTACGTTTTTACAAAAGAATGTTAAATCTCTTGTATCCATAGTCGATGTATTAACTGGGAAATTATTAATTGTTACTTCAAATAATGACTGCCTCTGTAATCCGCCAAAGCGATCTATCTGTGATGAAAAATCTTTTATACTGAACGCCATGTTATCCTCTGATTATCTTTCTTGAGTCTTTAAAGACCTGTGCTTGTGTGGCACCAACAAATCGTGCCGTTGGTAAAAATAAAGCTACATCCCATTCTGTAGGTGATATGTATATCAATCGCGATCTTAGTTGACCAGTCAAGTAATGTTTTATACATGGTTTAAATTCTTTGAATTTAGTTGCACCTGCTAAAGTTTGATAGCTTAATTTTAGTTTAGTTGTTTCGTCATAGTATTTATTGTTAGAAGTTTCATATAGTGCATCCATTAACTTAGCTCTTAAAACCGGAGGTAAGTAATGCATGTTTATTCCCATAAAACCACCCTTTGCTCTATTTATAGGAAATATCAAAGGAAATCGGTCATAGTATGGTAATGTTGCTTTATGTTTTGGATCATAATTAAACATATACATATTGCATAATTCAAACCTGCCTCTTGCACGTTCTTTACCCATTTCTTTAATCATTTTTTCTGGACGAGACTGTGGCCTAGTAGTATCTTTGGCTTGTTGGCGATACCATTCTCTGGATGCATCTGTTCTTGCTGGCATTTGGCCAGATCGAACACCTCTTAATAAAATATCGTCAAATACCTTTGCTACCATTACTTTATTCCTAATTCGTGTTCTGTGTAAATTTCAAATGCCCAACCACGGTCAGCGCAGAAATTTCTAGCTGCTTTCCATTTTGCTTCGTTGATACCATATGTTTTTACCTCGTTTAGGTATCTGCGTGATACCCTACCTTTACTCGTTTTCATTTTACTTCTATCCGGCGGTTTTGTTTGTCCTGCCGGTTTTATTTCAATCATCAAAGTTTTCTGTTCACCATTCGCAATCTTTCTATGTACAACAACATCAGGGAAATACCTATGTCTTCTCCCGTCAATAGGTGAAAGATATGGTATTACCACTTCTTCACTTTGCCACCATATTACATCAGGATGGAGGTCTACATAACGAAAAAATTTAAATTCCCACGAAGAACGCCAAATAATCTTTGTCGGGTCACCCTTATATTTAGATGGGTTCTTTGGTCGAAATCTACCGCTGTTTGCCAACTGTCACCTCATAATTTAGTATAAATAGAATAATAAACTATTTATAATCCAGCGACAGGAAATTTCATGCCTATTAACTTAAGACGTGTCGAAACATACAGAAGAAGAAAAGAACAGCGGTTCACAACCTCTTATCAGAGTTTTCCAGAGCAACCACATGCTCATAGCTGTTTATTAATATTTAAAGATTTTAATTATCAACCAATTATGACTCCTAGTGACCAAGCTAAGGATAAGAATAATTTTGGAAATCAATTAAGACCTGATTTTGTTCAAGCTTTTAATGGACGTACGAGTGGAGCTACGTTAAGAAACACTAATGCAATTGAATTACCCTTTCCAAAAAATTTACAAGACAATACAGGATTACGTGTTAATGGATTTGAAAGAGGTCCATTCCAAGAGCAAATTGCTAGTAAACTTAATGAGTTCATTGAAGGCAAAGGCAAACTTACTGCAAGAGATATACCTAAACTAATACAAGGCGCCGGTGCTGCAGCTCGAGGTGGATTAGACAATTTATTCTCAGGTGGAGGCAGTGATGTTATAGAATCTCTGCTTGGTACTGATATTAAAAAGGTTGCATCGGCAGCTCAGTACCTATTAAGAAACACTCAATTATTTAGTGGTTTAACAAAATCTATTGACTTAGTTACAGGGCAGACAATTAACCCTCGCGAAACTTTAGCTTTTGAAGGTGTAAATTTAAGAACACATAACTTTTCTTGGGAATTGTTTCCAAACAGTCCTGGAGATTCACAAAGAATTAAAAACATAACTAATATGATTAAGCGAAAATCTCTACCTGAAGTAGGTAACTTAACTGGCATACCAAAGGCGTTTTTAGAATATCCATCTGTTGTTGAAGTATACTTGTTAGGTATTCAATCTGACCATTGGATTAAATATAAAAGTTCAATGATAACAGAAATGCAAGTAGATTATGGTGCTGCAGGAGGCGTTTCAATTATGAAAGGTGGTAAACCTGGCGCTGTACAACTTTCAATGACTATGTCAGAATTAGAAATTGAAACCGCGCATGACTATGGGGCTGAAGTTAATGCAGATGACTCAAACGATAATGAAGCAATAACAAAAGGCATCCTAGACGCTAGACGCGAGGCCCCTAGAAACAACATAATTAGTGCGAGTGCAGGATAATGGCAAAATATTTTGAAAACTTTCCTTTAATAGAATACGAAGGCAAATTGGTACGAGACATTACTCGACGTACTAACTTTACAAAAGAAGTTTCTAATAACCCTTTAATGTATTTACCATATACTGTTAAAGAAGGCGAAAGACCAGAAGACATTGCTGAATTTTATTATGGTAGTGTTGATTACACGTGGGTCGTATATTATTCAAATTCTATACTTGACCCGTATCATCAATGGCCTAAATCAGAACAAGACTTTAATAACTATTTAATTGCAAAATATGGCGAAGCCTCAGGGTTAGTTGGTGAAGATATTGTTGATTGGACAAAAGATGATAATCCTGAAAACATTCTATACTATTATAAAGAGGTATAATTAAATGGCAGTTGATATTGTTAAGTTAGCTCCTGAGTCGTTCCGAACGATTTATTTGCGTAAGGAAGACCGTATTATTTTACGTACAGAACAAGGACGAAAGATTATTATTAAACGTATTATTCCAAGTGAATGGAAACCTTGGAGAGTTTACGATCAGGAATTAGCTGATAACAATAATAAGAAAGAAATATTTTTGGTGGATAATGCTTATTTACCCCAAGTTGCAGATTCATTTAGAAAGAAAATGCGTAGCAAATAATGGCAGATAATCAATTCAATCCAGGATCGGCAGACGTTACCGAAGCTATAATGATTTCGCATGATGGCAAAGAACAAAACATTACTGCGCAAATCGTTTCGTTTAGCTTAAGCCAGTCAATGGACACGAGCTATAGTGGAACACTTACTCTACTTGATAGTATTAGTTTACTTGAAGGGTTTCCAATACGCGGCGAAGAAACAATACAGATAAGAATAATTGGCCATGATTATGGTACAGAAGTTAATCTTAAAGTGCATGTATATAGTATTGATAATATTCAGCCAAGCGAATCTACATCATCAGTATTATTTAATATGAATTTTGTTTCTAATATATCATATAATGCTTCAAGGCGTAGAATTATTAAAGCATACACAAATAAAAGTTTAGATACAATTTCTCAGTTTATGTTTCATACTTATTTTGCTAAGCTTGGTGCAAAAGATACGTTAGATCCGCAAACAGAAAGAAAGTTATTATTTAATAGTTATAGGTTACCTATTATTGAAGAACCAGAACGTAGCTTCATAGTACAACCAACTGCAAACATGACTGATTGTATTATTCCGAATATGATACCGACCGAAGCTATGGACTTTATAGCAAAACAAAGCTATCAACCAGAAACACCGTCATGTTCTTTTAGATTTTTTGAAACACTCGATAATTATTATTATGCTACCGACGAATACTTTATTAAAACTGCAGAGACGAGAGACTTAAGGCATTTGTTTTATTCACCGGCTGCATCTAACGACCAAAGAAATCCTTCAGATTTAATTGAAAGAATTGACGATTTAACAATAATGAATAAAGGTTTAAATACCGCAGCAGACATGTTTTCTGGCGCATATAGAAATAAGACTACTGAAATTGATTTGATTAGGCGTAAAATTAATGTACGCCAATGGGGTTATGATAAGAATGCTAAGTATATTGATATGAGTGGTAATCCAAGAGATACTGATGATGATACACATACTTCTAGTTTTAGAGAAGATACTTTTACAGAAGAAAACGCTAAAGACTTTTTAATTTTTAAAGATTATCAGCAGAACGGTGATATACCTAGTACATTACATACCGATAGATTTATTTCAGAAATTGTTGGAAATAGAATTTCATATAAACACCACTTAAATAAAACCATGCTTGGTGCAAAAATGAAAGGTCGATTGGATCTTCGCCCTGGAATGTTAGTTAATTTAAGTATTAAAAATTTAGATGGTGTTGATAATGCAAAAAGAAATAGTACATTATCAGGTCGTTATTTAATTAATACGGTTAATCATAACCGCGATGATAAAGGTACACTTCATTGTGGTCTAGTATTACAGAAATTTGGTTGGAGCAGAGGTGACATCGATGTTTGATTATGGTAAAGGAATACGAAATCCATTATTTTTCGTAGGTGTTGTCGAGGAAGTCGTAGACCCACGAAGAGAAGGTCGTGTTAAAGTACGTGCGTTTGGTACACATGGATTAAATACAGATATTCGTAAAGAGGATTTACCTTGGGCTATATGTGTCAAAGGCGATTACGATCCTAATGGTACAATTGGAAGTGGTATACCTGCTTTAAATAGTTTTGTGTTTGGAATGTTTTTAGATGGAATTGGTGCTCAACAACCAATGGTACTTGGTTTAATCCCAACTCAATATACTGAGCAAGTTGATCCTGTAAAGAATGGTTATGGCGCAATACCAAGAAAGAATGCAGAATTACTTATGCGAGGTTCAGCACCAGAAGATTTTGGTCAACCTCAAAATTCCAGAAGATCGCGCGGTGAGTATTCACACGAAACTCAGGTAACAGACCAAAATGCAAACAGAACTGAAAACGTTGGTATTGCTGGATCAGAATCAACTTGGTCAGAACCTTCATCGTCATATAATCCTCAATATCCATTTAATAAAGTTATTGAATCGGGTTCTCACGTTATTGAATTAGATGATACTAAAGGTGCAGAACGTATTTCTATATACCATAAATCAGGTTCTTATATGCAAATAGACCACCGTGGTGTTACTATTAATAAATCAGTTGATGACCAATACACTGTATTAGATAGAAATGAACATAAGGTTGTTGGAAAACCTGGTAGCAGCGGGTTTAGCACAGTAACAATTAATGGTAATTCATACGTTAAAGTTAATGGCCATAAAACAGAACAGATCCAAGGTGATTATAAAGTTGAGGTTGGTGGTAATTACTACCTTGATATAGCAAAGCAAGGTTCAATCAATGCTGGGATACAATTTCAAGCAAGGGCAGCCGATGTAAAAATCGAGGCTAATGTTAGTAACTTGTCTATTAAAGCTGAAAAAGAAATTCAAATACAATCAGGTCAAGCTACTGCAATTAAATCTGATTATGTTTATATGCAAGCGTTAACAGAACTTAATATGAAGGCAGCGCTTAATAAAATAGAAGGTACTGATAGTATTGAGATTTATGGCGAAGCTGTTGAAGTTACTGGTACTAATAGAATTGATATTTCAGGCGATCAAGGTGTAATAATTGGTTCAGACGAAGATATTAGTATTAACACACCAAAGACTGTACATATTGATACAAATGTTAATATGGCTAATGATGGTGCAGATACTCCTAGCGTTTGTTTACCTTGTGAAGAAGGCCTTGATGCTACAAATATTGAATTACCTGAACCAACTACTGAGAAAATTGTACTTACCGATGAAGATCCAGAATCACATGGCGGTGGCGGTGGTGTAACAAGCGGCGATGATGCAGAAGGTGTAACTGACACCGAAGAAAATCAAGTTCCATCAACGGCAGTAACACAATCTAAACTTACGCCGTTGCTTGACCTGATTGCTAGAAAAGAAGCTAATTTTAAAGCAGGCAAACCAACAGGTTATGATTCTATATCTGATCAAGTACCACCAGCACTCTTCCCAAGCAAGCCTATCACTCAAATGACTATTGGCGAAATACTAGATTATCAAAATAGAATTGATGAATTTGATCCTAAAATTAACTCAGAAGCTATGGGTCGTTATCAATTTGTTGAAGATACATTGCGCGGATTTAACAATGATGAATATAATACTCTAAGCTTAGCTTATAAAGCTAATAAGGGTGAAAAGCCTGTCTATGAAAAAGCTGGTTTGTCTAAGAGTGATTTATTTAGTGCACAAAACCAAGATTTATTAGCTATAGAACGTTTAAAGTTCCGGGGCCTAAATAATTTCTTAGATAATAAAATAAGCATTGTTTTCTATGCCAATAAATTATCTGCAGAATGGGCATCATTACCAATTGTATCCGGTATTCACGCAGGTAAGAGTACATATGAGGGTGATGGAATTAATAAAGCAACCGGCGATATACAAGAAGTTTTGGATACATTAAAAGCACTTAATCCTAAGTGGGAGGATTTTTATAAATGATAGACAACTGTTTAACACCTGATGTAAATAGGGTAGAAACTTCTTCCATTACAAGTACAACAAACGGTAATGGTGAATATACCTTATCGCAAATTACAGTATTTGAAAAAGATTTTAGGAAAAATATTAGTAACACGGAGTTTGGTAATCCATTAACTCGAGCAGTAAATAAGTATCCAGATTTTTACGAAAACCTTAATAAAATTAATCTTATTTTAGAGTCTGATTATATTAAAGAAAAAATTCCTAAATACGAAATCCTTACAATTAAACAAACAAAACTTGGTAAAGTATCTCTTTCACCAATTGAGTTTGCTGAATATATTAAAGATAATAATTTAACTCCTATAACCGCTAACTTTATTGCAAACCAAAACCCACCTAAATTTTTACAAAGCATTGATGATTATTTAAGAGATGGATTTGCTAATTCTGTTATGGGTGGTTTCTGTGGATTAATGCCAAATGTATTTGGAGCCATTGGCGCTTTCTTTGGTATTATTGGTGCGGTAGACAGCGTAATCGCTGATGCACTTAGTGCTCTTACGAAAATAAGAAATGCTTTAAATCCATTATTGGCTGCCTTTGACCTTATAAAAGTTCAGGCGCTTATTAATAAAATAAAAGAAAAAATAACTAAAACTATTATGGGTGTTATTAATAAAATTCAAAGCGCAGTTGAAAATTTCAGTGTCGCTAATGTTATTAGTCAAGTTGAAAGTTTAGTTGCTAATACAGTAGGTGCAACCTTATTTAAATTACAAGAAAGCATTATGAGATTTTTTAGTGAAGAAAATATACAATCTATTCAACGTAAAATTACAGGAATGATTGATTACGCGGTTGGTTTATTTGACAATCCATCAGTAGAAGAAATAATGTTTTTAATCAGTAGAATATGTGGCTTTGCTGCAGGTATGGAAACACTTATCAGTGGACTTAAAGACCCATTAGATACAACTGCAAACCAATTTCTTAATGGTATTACTATGATGAAATCAAACTCAGGTATCATTACAGGAGATGTAGTTGCTGCCGGCGGAATACGAATGGACGACGCATATAGAGCAGAAATGATTAGACAAGCAAAACAAAAATTAATTGAAGCAGGTAATGACGAACCTATTCCTGACGAAGCTTATGATGGCGTACCTTCGTGGGATCAAATTAAAGATAATAAACATCCTAAAATTCACCTATATCCACATGTGGATCCTCTCACTAGAGGAAGTTGGGAAGGTTTAACACCAGAAACAAGAGCCGCTCTTATAATGTTATGGGATAAGGCAGGCCTTAAAAAGCCTTTTGTTTGCCGTAGTTTCTTTAGATCGCAAGCTCATCAGGATAGATTATATAAAGCAATGCTTGCAAAAGAAGGCAAAGATAATGGTACAGTTGCAAAAGTTTCTCAGCATACATCAGGCCTTGCGGTAGATTTATCATGGTCGCTGTTTGATCCTTATTCAAAAGAAACTGATGATTTTATTAAGGTTGCTAGAAACTTAGGGTGGAATGGTATTATTCGTTATAACAAGTTTTTACATATAGATCGTAGGTCGGAGGAAATTAATATAGATTTCCGTACTATTATAAAATCAACACTACCAGGACTACCGCCTGATAATATTAGAGCTCTGGCACCACCACTGGCACCTCGTGGCGAACCGCTATCATCTGATTTTTTAGCTAGAATTGAATCTATTTTAGATGAATCATTATAAATAACTATAAAGCAACGGATACCAAGCAATGGTTGTAAATTTATTAACACAGAGACAAAAGAAAATCTCTATATACTCTGACTTTAAGAAGAACCTTGAAGTCAGTCCATTATCGTTAGATTTAACTCTTAATAAAGATGAAGACGCAGTAAAAGAATCAATTATAAACTTACTATTAACCGATCGCGGTGAAAGGCTAATGCAGCCAGCACTCGGTGGTAATTTAAGAGCAATGTTATTTGAAAATATAACACCTGGCGTAATGGTAATGATTGAGGATCAAGTAAGAACAACACTCGACTTGTATGAACCAAGAGCAGAGGTTATTGATGTTAATGTAACTTCAAATATCGACGATAACGTTGTTAAGATACAAATTGAATTTTACATATCAAATAATCAACAACCTATATCTGTTGATGTATTTTTAGAGAGGACTCGGTAAATGGCCAAGTTAAACATTTCAGAATTAGATTTTGACGCGGTCAAAACTCAATTTAAACAATATTTACAATCACAGACTCAATTCAAAGATTATAACTTTGAAGGTTCAAACATGTCAGTATTGCTTGATGTATTAGCATATAATACTTATCAAAATAACTTCTATACAAATATGGCAGTTAATGAAATGTTCCTTGACTCTGCAGTGTTAAGAAACTCTATTGTTTCGCACGCAAAGGAATTAAACTATTTACCTAGGTCACGAAGGTCTGCCAAGGCTATCGTTAAGGTTACGATTACAGATGATAATGCTGAAGGTCAGTCAATTACAATTCCTCAGTACTCACCTTTCACAACAATTTATAACGGTGAAAATTTTGAATTTGTAACTAATGAAATGTATGTTGCCAAGAAAACTGCGCCAAGAACATTCGTTGCTGAAAACGTTGAAATCTTTGAAGGTCAAATGTTAGCCAGTTTTGAACGTGAAGGTTTCTTTGTTGATGACGATGGAATTTTAAGGGTAACACTATCAAACGAAAACGCAGACACTGAGTCTATTTCAGTATTCGTTGATGCTGAAGCTACAGAAAACGAAAATGTATTCTTACGAAAGAACGATATTTTTGGCGTTGGACCAACAGATAAAGTATTTTATATTGAACCATATATTGATGGACGGTATACGATTTACTTTGGTAATAATGTCTTTGGTTTCCAACCAGAAGAATTTGAGGATATTAGAGTACGTTATAGAATTACATCGGGTACTGAAGGTAATGGAGCATTTTCTTTCTCACTCGTAACTACTACAGGTTCGGCGGTAGTCGAAACAATACAGGTTGCAAGTAATGGTGCTGAACGAGAGTCAATGGAAAGCATTAGATACTTTGCTCCTAAATCATTACAGATACAAGAACGTGCAGTAACAACATCCGATTATGAAATCTTATTAAAATCAAACTTCCCTGAGATCCAATCAGTTGCTGCATACGGTGGTGAGGATTTAGAACCTCCACAGTTTGGTAAGGTTGCAATTTCAATATATCTTGGTCAAAACCAAACGAGTTTATCTACAACATTATCAAATACTTATATTGAGTATTTAAAAGATAGAAGTCCATTGGCTATTGAACCTGTATTCGTTCCATCAAAATTCATATATGGTTGTACAACAGTTGATGTAACTTATAATCCTAAGCTTACAAGTAAATCAGAAGGTGACTTAGATGTATTGATAAGAGATGCTATTAAATTATATAGTGATACTTATTTAGATGACTTTAATACTTTTGCAAGGATTTCTAAAATAGCTACATCTATTGACGCTTTAGAAACAGCAATCATTGGTACATCAATTAGTATTATGCCTTACATTGAATATTCACCAGCATTAGGTATTGCTCTTAATCCATCGTTTAAATTTGAAGCAGCTCTTGTTAAGCCATATCCTTTTGATACTGCTGACGGATTTAATGATTATAAACCAGCAATTAAGAGTGGTGTATATACACTTGACGGTACTGATGTATATTTACAAGACGATGGCCGTGGAAATATCCAAGTCATTGCTAATGATATTGCAAATCCTAAAGTTATCAAACCAATTGTTGGAAGCGTAAATTATACAACTGGTGAAGTTAACTTAGTTGGGTTTATTGCTAACGGCTTTGTCGGATCAGGTATTAAAATTCAGGCCAATACAATATCAAATGATATTAAAGCACCAGCAGGAAGAATATTTGGAATTAAAAATTCTGATGTAACAATTAAACTTACAGGTTCACAAACAAATGCCCGTTAGCAATACAAAAGAAGTAGAAAAACAAATATCCTTTAAAATTGCTCAGCAATTTCCTGCGATTTATAGAGAAAATAACGATGAGTTGGTTTCGCTTGTTACCGATTATTATAAATTTTTAGAGACAACACCTAACCAATCAATATATAACGCAAGAAGGATGTTTGAATACCGCGATATTACTACAACATTATCGAGTATGATTTTATTCTTTCAGAAAAAGTTTTTAGCGGACCTACCTTTACTAAACGATACAAGTGTACGATTAGTTGTTAAAAACATATTGGATTTATATAGACGTAAAGGTTCAGCGTCAAGTGTTATTTTATTT